GTCGGCAACTGTTTCTGTAATAAAGTTATCCACAACCTTATCCACAGGGTAAACAGGGTGCAGATAGTTATCCACAGGGGGGGTGGGGGGTGTGGATATCCTGTGGAAATCTCTCCCCCAGGTGTTAAGTACAGCCCGTATATGTATAATACTCCCACACAAAAAATATACGCTAAAGTGAAATGTCCTATTTTGTACACATATTTCTAGTGACCTTGGTCACAAACCGTAAATAAAATCTACCGTAGACGGGAAATCGGTTATTTTTTCTGCCTTATATATAGTAGGGAGTAAAACGAACCAGTACTAGTTTTACGACCGATACTCGCTACGTTGGCACTACGCGAGTCCCCCTAGGACGAGCGCCAACTTACCCCTCGGTCGTTGTAACTCCCTCGGGCGCTAAGCCCGAAATGGTTACTGCTTTTAGTGGGGATAATACTATCTCCAGTATAGAGATCCTTCCCCTAGTATAAAAATTTTTTTCGCGCCTCGCGGCGCTTTATTAGAGGAGATTACGTGGCAGAGAAGTCCAGTGACATCGCCAAGCGTCTGATCCTTTCAGGTGTAGCAGAAGGTCTAACCATCGAGGCAGCCACGGCTGCATCTGGTAAATCCTATAAGACTTATGAATACTATCGCAGGACCGATAAGGTCTTCGCAGACAAGATGGACCGAACACGCCTTGGTCTTAAGGATAAGAACTTTGCCTCATCCGATGTCCACGACTTAACCTTTGCAGAGTTCCGCCAGCGCTACCTACACTCTCAGACCTTTGCTCACCAGCAGAACCTGATCGATGTGATCGAAGGACGTGAACCTTCCTGGCTACATCCCAGTATGAAGTATGAACCAGGTCTGGCATCAAACCGTATCCTTGTTAATATCCCTCCCAACCACGCCAAGTCGATGACGGTAACTATTGATTACGTCACCTGGCAGGTTTGTCAGAACCCTAACTTTCGTGTTTTGATAGTTTCCCAAACGCAGCAATTGGCTGCTGACTTTCTCTACGCCATCAAGCAACGCCTGACACATCCTAACTATGAAGCACTGCAACAGGCTTACGCTGCTGGCGTAGGGTTTAACTCTAAGACCGCCTCTTGGCAGGCTACCCGCGTTACCTTCGGTGATGAACTCAGAGAATCCTCAGAAAAAGATCCAAACATTGAGGCCGTCGGTATCGGTGGTCAGATCTACGGTAAGCGTGCAGATATGATTATCGTAGACGATGCGGTGACATTAAAGAACGCAAATGAGTTTGAGAAGCAGATCCGCTGGTTAACCCAGGATGTGCGTTCTCGTCTTAACCCTACTGGTAAGTTAATCATTATCGGTACCCGCGTTACAGCAATTGATCTCTACAAGGAGTTACGCTCCGAGGACCGCTACCCTGGTGGCCTTGTACCTTGGAAGTATCTGGCTATGCCAGCATTACTAGAAACTCACGAAGACCCCGACAAGTGGGTTACCTTGTGGCCCGCATCCGATGCTCCCTTTGATGGGCAGATGGAATCTGATAAGAACGAAGATGGACTTTACCCCCGCTGGAATGGTCGTAACCTTTACAACGAACGTCAAGCAATGGATGCATCTACTTGGGCGCTGGTCTACCAGCAGCAGGATATCTCCGATGATGCAATCTTTGACCCAGTATGTGTGAGAGGTGCTATTGATGGAATGCGTAAAGCAGGTCGTTTGGTTCCTGGTCACCCAGGCCATCCGCGTGATCTTAGCGGTTTTTCAATTATCTGTGGCCTTGATCCCGCTATGGTTGGTGATACGGCCGTCGTTTGCTACGCTATTGATCGGGTTAGTCATAAACGCTATATCGTTGATGCTATTAAAATCACTAGGCCAACACCTGCTGCGATCCGTCAAATAATCTTTGACTGGACTGCGCTCTATCAGCCTACCGAGTGGATTGTAGAAAAGAATGCTTTCCAATCATTCCTTACGCAGGATGAAGGTATCAGGCAAAACCTGGCCTCTCGAGGAGTGCTACTGCGGGAACACCATACTGGATCCAATAAATGGGACTCAGGCTTTGGCGTTGCATCAATGTCAACTTTGTTCGGCACCAAGCAACACGACGGTAAGCACCACAGAGACAACCTTATTCATTTACCTTCTGACCAAACTGAAAACATTAAGGCGCTCATCGAGCAACTAATTACCTGGTCACCTACTACTAAGGGTAAGACCGATATGGTGATGGCATTGTGGTTCTGTGAGATCCGTGCACGTGAGATGCTCAACCAAGGTATGCACAAGACCCACCATATGAAAAATCCATTTCTATCTCGTAGTGAGATAGGCAAGCGAACAGTTATCAACATAGATGAACTGCTTGCAGAAAAAGATCGCACATTCATCTAAGGAGACAACAATGCCAGTAAAGAAGAGCAAGTCAATGGACAAGATGCCAGCACGCAAGATGCCAGAAGGCGCTAAGTTTCCAGTTGCAAAAAAGGCAGCAGCAAAGGCACCTGCTAAGACAACAACTAAAGCACCTGCAAAAAAGCCTATGGGCAAGTTGGTAGGACCTGCAGCAGTAGAAGCATTGCAGAAGCGTGTATCACCTGCTGGTGTAAAGAAGGCAGAGATGGACGCTAAGAAAGCCATCGCTAAGAAGTACCCAGGATTAACTAAAAAGTCTAAGTAAGGAACTCAATTGTTATCAACTAAAGAGGTAGTAGCAAAGGTAGCACGTCTACAAACACGCTACTCCGCACGTGACCAGAGAATGCGTGATGTGCTCTCTGTACGTCAGGGAGACATTAGCAAGGTTTACCCTGCGATGTTTTCAGAGGAATACCCAAAGCCTCTAGTTGCTAACTTCATTGACGTAGCAGCACGTGACCTTGCAGAAGCAATGGCACCGCTGCCATCCTTTAACTGCGCTGCAACCAATATGGTTTCAGACTCAGCACGCAAGGCTGCAGATACTCGTACTCGTATTGTCAACCATTACGTCAGTGCATCTGAACTACAAATTCAAATGTACACTGGTGCTGATTGGTTTAACACTTACGGTATGTTGCCAGCGATTGTAGAGATGGACTATGAAACCAATAATCCGAGAATACGTTTGCTTAATCCTTTTGGTACTTATCCTGAAATTGATCGATTCGGTCGCACAATTTCGATTACACAAATTATGGCAACCGATGCTGAGACGTTAGCAGCACAGTACCCAGAGTTCTATGACCAGATTATGCCAAAGAATGTCTACGGTCAAGGTTCACCTTACCTATCTTTGGTTCGCTACCACGACAAAGACCAAGACTTAATCTTTATCCCAGAGCGTAAGAACCTAGTACTTTCAAACATTCCAAACCCTATCGGTAAGTGTATGGCATACGTTGCTATGCGCTCATCTATCGACGGTGAAGCACGTGGACAGTTTGATGATGTTCTATCAGTTCAACTTGCTCGTGCTCGCTTTGCAGTATTGCAGATCCAAGCAGCAGAAAAATCTATCCAAGCACCTATTGCTATCCCACAAGATGTGCAAGAGTTGGCACTTGGTCCTGATGCGATTATGCGTTCTGCTAATCCACAAGGTATTCGCCGTGTTCCACTAGAACTACCACCTGGAGTCTTCACAGAATCAGGTGTCCTAGAGCGTGAACTACGTTTAGGTTCTCGTTACCCAGAGGTTCGCTCAGGTAACATCGATGCATCTATCGTTACAGGTCGCGGTGTACAAGCGCTACAAGCAGGCTTTGATACACAGATCAAATCAGCACAAGCACAGTTTGCTCGTATGTTTACAGACCTTGCTTCTCTTTGCTTTGAAGTAGATGAGAAGATCTTTGGCAATATGCAAAAGGAAATCAAGGGCGTTGACGACGGTACTCCGTTCAATATGAAGTACATTCCGTCAAAGCAGATTGATGGCAACTATGGCGTAGATGTCCGTTACGGCATTATGTCTGGTATGGATCCAAACCGTGCAATCGTTGCATTGCTACAAATGCGTTCTGACAAATTGGTATCACGTGACTATGTACGTCGTGAGATTCCAATGGAGTTAAACGTAACTCAGGAGGAACAGCGTGTTGACATTGAAGAGATGCGCGACTCTTTGCGCGTTGCTGTTGCTCAGTACGCTCAGGCAATACCAGCCCTTGCAGCGCAAGGTCAAGATCCATCTCAGATCATTACCCGTATTGCAGAAGTTATTCAAGGCCGTCAAAAGGGTCTTCAGTTAGAAACTATTATTGGTAAGGCATTTGCGCCACCAGCAGCGCCAGAGATGCCACAAGCCCCAGAGATGATGGGTGCACCTCAAGTTCCAGCAGCGGGAGCACTCCCTGCCCCTGCCTCGCAGCCAACTCCAGAACAACCAGGAGGCGCACCCGCTGCTGCTCAACGTCCAGATATAGGCCAACTACTAGCCGCCATTGGCGGGGCAGCATAAAGAGGGGGTGTAAATATGAACAAAGGATCACGTGCAGCAGCACCAATGTCGAAGCCAACTGAAGGCAAGAAGGATACTTCTAAGCCAGCAGGACCAGGCAAGGTAGTACCATCAATGATGCCAGCAGGTCGTCGCGGCAACGCGGTAAAAAAGGGATAAAGTAATTCTAATTAACGGAGGTACTGGGCGTGGAAAATAATAACGATGTTCCGCGTCCAGTACACTTCGCTGATTTTTTAGTAGCACTATCAGGGCTTGTGCATAACGTTACAAGTTCTGTACATACATTTACAGAAGAGTTAATGGAGATAGCAATCTATAACGCTAATCGTAACTCTAAAGTAAACAAAGTATGGGAACAATTTGCAAACGATTTAGAAACTATAGAGGAGGAAACCGATGGCAGATAACCCAATCAAAGGTGTATCAGGTCCTAGTAAATTCTCTGTACGTACAGATTTGCCACCATCAGAAAATTACGGTGACCGTAAGGCTATGCAAGAAATTATAGCA